GCAAGGCGGTAAAAGCGCATCGTTACTCGTACATGAAACACCACGGTCTAGACTCGATTCCTAACGGAATGATCGTGATGCATGAGTGCGACACTCCCCTTTGTGTCAACCCGCATCACTTGCGACTAGGAACCCAGCAAGAGAACGAGGCCGACAAGCTGGCAAAAGGTAGGCAAGCAAGAGGCGCAGCTCTTGCGGAGGCTCAGGCGGCTGGATGGGCCAAGTCTCAAAACAGACCGGGAAACGCCATCCTAACCAAGCAGCAGGTTGCCGAAATCAGGGCATCGGATTGGTCACAAAGGGCGCTCGCCAAGCAATTCGGTGTTTCTCAGGCAGCTATTCACAACGTCAAAGCAAGGAAAACCCATGTCCACTGGTAATCAATATGTCAACAGCGGCCTCCTGGCCCGCAACGACAAGCAAGGCAACGAATCCCGCCCAGACTATCGAGGAAGCATCAACGTGGATGGCCGCGACTTCTGGATCAGCGGCTGGCTCAGAGAAGGCCGCGAGGGCACGAAACTCGAGGGGCAGAAATACATGTCGCTCAGCGTGCAGCCCAAGGACGCCTCTTACCCTGCTGCTGGTGCGCCTGCTCCGGCTCCTGCGGCAGCGCCAGCACCGGCCGCACCTCGTCGTCCGTCTCAGGCCGAGCAGGACGCACGGGCCATCGCGGAGCGCAGGGCTCGGGAGGCTGCGCCGCGCCCATCGAGCGGCACTGGGTTTGACAGCATGGAGGACGACACGCCCTTTTGACGCTTGACGACGGCCCGCATGAGCGGGCTATACTGACCATCCCCCGCTGGTTGTTTGGGCCGGCCAGCGGGCGCGCAGAAGCGCAACCGTAGTGCCCGAAGGAGTGAGCCATGCTCATCAGTGCCAATCGGTCGGAGACCGAAGGATGGCGGATCGACCGCCTTGAGAAAGCCTTTGATGCGTTCTGCCGCGTCTACGGCATCTCAGAAGAACAAGCCAAGCTGCTCATCGAGCGCATCCACGACCACAAGGGCAATCTGTCGGTGCGTTGGGTCAGCGGCCCGACACCAGAACAATGCCGAGCATGGGGGATCGCCTGGGAAATCGTCGGCGAGCCGCATGACTGCATCGAACACAATCCCGCCGATTGACCATGGCCGGCCTCGACTTCGACGGCCTGTCCCGTCAACTGCTCGCATCGGCTGAATCTCACCTCGCATCCTGGCTACCCGGAGGCCGCAAACGCGGAACCGCATGGGTGGCTGGTGACCTAAGCGGGGCTGCCGGTCAGTCGCTCAAGGTCAACCTGTCCAACGGCGCGTGGTCGGATTTCGCCACCGGAGACCACGGCAGCGACCTCATCAGTCTGTACGCGGCCATTTACGGCCTGCAGATGGGCGACGCCTACAAGCAGCTCGGCGGGGAATCCAAGCTAGCTGCCCGCGTCAACGGCACGCACCGGCCAACACCGCCTGCAGAACCTGCTCGGCGCGTGGTAACGCCTGTTCCAGAGGCGAGCGCAGACTGCGCCTGTGTGCATCCGCACCTGGGCAAGCCATCGCAACGGTGGACGTACTTCGACGGCAACGGCGAGGTGCTGGGCTACGTCGCACGCTACGACCCGGCAGGCGACCGAAAGCAGATTATCCCGTGGACATGGGACGGCGAAGCCTGGGGCATGGGGCAGTGGCCCGCTTTGAGGCCGCTGTACGGGCTGCAGGAGCTCGAGGCGCGTCCTGATGCTGCTGTGCTGGTGGTAGAGGGCGAGAAGGCCGCAGACGCTGCGCGTAGGTTCGCCACGCCTTACGCAGTGGTCACATGGCCAGCAGGCGCGATGGCGGTAGATAAAGCCGATTGGACGCCGCTTACGGGCCGCAAGGTGTTGCTGTGGCCGGACGCAGATGAGCCTGGCAAAAAGGCCATGCACCGTGTGGCACAGATCATCGCCGGGGATGCTGCCGAGGTCAAGGTGCTGGACGTATCGGGCCAGCCTGATGGGTGGGATGCGGCTGATGCTGTGTTTGACTCGTGGCAGGCGTGCAGGGCGTGGATGGTCTCGCGCGCGTCGGTCTGGGTTCCGGTCGCCGCCCCGACGCCCCCGGCCCTGCCCGCACCGCCCCAAGCCACCGAAATCATCGACCCGGAGACGGGCGAAGTCGAACCCCTGCCGCCCGAGTTCTCCGACGACTCGCTCGCGCTTGAGTTCGTCGCGCAGTTCGGCGCCGGCCTGCGCTGGACGCCAGGCATGGGCTGGATGCACGACGAAGGCACGCACTGGAAACGAGACGAGCACCTCATCCGGTTCGATCTTGCTCGCAAGGCAGCCCGCTCTCAGGCGATGCTGGCCGACGCCAAGGTGCGCAAGGCCATCACCAGCGCCAAGACCGTCAACGCGCTGCTGTTCCTCGCACAGTCCGACCCCGATATCGTGGTGCCAGCATCGCAGTGGGACAACGACCCGCTGATGCTGAACACGCCTGCAGGTCTGGTCGATCTGCGCAGCGGAAAACTGCACGAACGCAATCGCGCACAGTATCTGACGCAGATTGCCAGAGTATCGCCAGATAATCAGCAGACGACAGAAAACTGGTTGCGGTTCATATCCGACGTATTCAACAACGACGCCGACACAATCGAGTTTGTGCAGCGCATGTGCGGGTATTGCCTATCTGGCGACAGGCGTGAGCAGAAACTGTTTTTCGCCCACGGTCAGGGTAGCAACGGTAAATCCACGCTGCTGGACATACTCATGTGGATCATGGGTTCCTACGCACTAAAACTGCCCACGACAGTGCTGATGATGACCAAAACCGACCGACACCCGACCGAACTGGCCCAGCTGCACGGCAAGCGTTTGGCGGTCAGCAACGAGCTCGAGGAGGGCAGTTTCTGGGCCGAGGCGCGGATCAAGGAGCTCACAGGCGACGAGACGCTCACGGCTCGGTTCATGCGGCAGGACAACTTTACGTTCACGATGTCGCACAAGCACCTGATCGCGGGCAACCACAAGCCACGGCTGAAGGGCGGCGACCCTGCGATGGCCCGCCGCATGGTGTTGCTGCCGTTCCTGCAGAAGTTCGAGGGCCGCGCCAAAGATATCAAGTTGCCGGAGAAATTGAAGGCCGAGGCGCCCGGCATCATGGCCTGGATCATCGACGGGGCGCGCAAGTGGTACGCGGACGGCTTGGCGATTCCTGGCAACGTGGAAGACGCCAGCCGCGACTATATGGCCGAGCACGACGACATCGCCATGTGGATGGAGGAGTGCTGCAAGGTCGAGAATGGCACGTTCGCCAAGTCGTCGGATCTGTACGCCAGCTTCAGGCGCTGGAAGCGCGCCAGGGGCGAGCACGAGCCTTCGCAGACGGTGTGGGGCGAAAAGATTAGCGTTGTGCCTGGCTTGCAGAAGGTCAAGCGGGCCGGCGTGATGACGGTCAAGGGCCTGGACTTGACGGCTTCGGAGAAGGCCAAGGGGTTGGAAAACGCCTAAAAATGAGGCAAGGGGAGGGTTGGGGAGGGTTATCCGGTTATATACGTCACCCGCGCGCCCGCACGCGATACCCTGTAAATGGTTTAACCCTCCCCTAGTCTCCCCGTGAGCGGTCACTAACTTATCCGTGCATCGTGCATTTTTGCAACACCTCTTGCATCCCCCCACCGGGCCGTGCTATAAGCCCACCTACGCTGCCCGCTGGCCGCCTCCGATGACCCACGACGTCGCCACCTTCGTCATGTTCCTGCTGCGCTCGAGCGTCGATGCGCACCTGATGCATTGGGAAACCGACAGTTTCTCCAAGCACACCGCGCTGGGCGAGTATTACGATGGCATCGTGGAGAAAACCGATGCGCTGGCCGAGGCGTATATGGGGGCGCATGAGAAACTGCGGTTTGGCGCGGGTGACCCCATCGAATATCTGAAGAAAATGCAATCCTTCGTTTCGGAATCCCGCGAGCATTTGCCGCAGGATACTGAACTGCAGAATCTGGTCGATGAGATTGCAGCGCTCATCGACTCCACGCTGTATAAGCTGCGGTTTCTCAACTGACCGCGCTACACTCGGCGCGTTTTCTGACCGCATTCGCAAGGAGCGACACGATGAAATCCAAGGGCAACCCCTACACGCAACCCGCCGGCTACGGCGTCCAGGCCAAGATTCCGGCGCAAGCAACCGCTGGACGCTCCGGGGCCACCAAGGCCGGCGTCGGCATGGGCGTCATGGACCGCTGCGGCCCCGACAACCGATTCGCGGGCGGCAGCCACAGCGGCGTGCAGTACGTCCACGGGCGCAAATCGCACCAGCCTGGCTGACCTACTGCGGCGCCGTTGCGATGAACTGCGGTTCCTGCCGATGGTGGACCCCAGACCCTGTGCTGGGCCAGTGCCGGCGGTATCCGCAGATCGTGACCAAGCACCACACCGATTGGTGCGGCGAGTATCGCCCGAGCGAACTCCCCACCATGAGCCTGACCACTCCGCAGGCTGAGCCGCCGCCCAAACGACGCGGCAGGCCGCCAAAGACCAAACCAGCATGACCTGTCCGATCCGACCTCTGCGCGACCGCATCGTGGTCAAACCTCGAGCTCGACACCTGAGCGACATCATCCATGTGGTGAACCGCGAGCCGTTCAACGAGGGCACCATCGTCGCCGTGGGGCCGCTGGTGGAGCAGGCCAAGGTGGGCGATTTCGTCAAGTACGGAAACGGCGATTACCTCAACTGGCCGACGCAGCGGTTCGACGGCCAGGACTACCAGATCATCCAAGAGGCCGATGTCTGCGCTGTCGTGGAATTCGACAGCGAGCAGGCGAAAGCGGCATAATCCGGCGAAAACGATCACCTGAGAGGAACACACCATGACCAACAGCATCGCAGTGGGCGTCGCATACAGCGACCCCGAGCTCGACGGCGCCATCATTGGCGCAGCTGCCACCTCCTCGCCTGCCGGCACGGTCGGCTTTTACGGCAAAACGCCCGTGGTTCAGCGAGCCGCCGCAGTCCAGGCGGCCAGCCTCGTCAGCGCCACCAGCTGGGCCAGCTTGGTGTCGAACCAGGCCGCGTTCAATGCCGAGGTCGCCGCATGTCTCACCGGCCTCGGGCTCTGGAAGGGTGCGGCGTGACCAAGAAATCGGTCAGCCTGAGCGTCGGTCGCGGTGAGAAACTGCCGGCCAGCCAAGGCGCTGGGCTGACCGCCAAGGGTCGCGCCAAGTACAACGCGGCCACCGGCAGTAACCTCAAGCCGCCGGCGCCGAACCCCAAGACCGAGGCCGATAAGGGGCGCAAAGCCAGTTTCTGCGCCCGTATGGGTGCCGTCGCGGCCAAGGCCGAGAACGGCGAACGCGCCAAGGCGGCGCTCAAGCGTTGGAAGTGCTGACTGCACGCTAGAGCCAACATCGGAGTCGACATGCCGCTGAAAACCCCTCCCGGCCTCTACGCCAACATCCACGCCAAGCGCGAGCGCATCGAAGCGCAGAAGGCTGCCGGCAAGACGCCCGAGCGCATGCGCAAACCTGGCACCAAGGGCGCACCGACTGCCGAGGCGTTCCGCGAGTCGGCGAAGACCGCCAAGAAACGCTGAGAGGAACCGAGATGCCGCTGGTGAAGTCGAAGTCCGAAGCCGCGTTCAAGAAAAACGTGAAGACCGAAATTGCCCACGGCAAGCCGCCGAAGCAGGCCGTGGCCATCGCTTACGCGACGAAACGGGCGGCAGCAGCGAAGCCGGCGAAGAAAAAGTAAACGGCGCAAGGATTTGCGCATTGCACAATGGGAGCACCTTTCGGAAATGCCAATGGCGCCAAGCAGCGGATGTTTTACGACAAGCTGCGCTTGGTGCTCACGCAGGAACCGCATCGCCTGCGGCAGATCGCCGAGCAACTGGTGAGCAAGGCCGAGCAAGGCGAGGCGTGGGCGATCAAGGAGCTCATTGACCGCGTGGACGGCAAATCCGTACAAGCCATGACCGTCGCCAACGAAGACGGGTCGCCCCTGCTGGCCGGCATCCGCGTGGAGTTCATCCGGCCAGGCTCGACGCCCAGCGCCGCGCCGGCGGCCGCGCCCGAGGTCGCCGATGGAAGCCCAAGCCGTCTTCCCTGAAAAGCTGTCCTGCCTGTTCGACCCGCCCCGGTCGCGCTATCGCGTGCTGTATGGCGGGCGAGGCGGCGCAAAGTCCTGGGGCATTGCTCGGGCCTTGCTGATCAAGGCCGCCCAGGCGCCGATGCGCATCCTGTGCGCGCGGGAGTTCCAGACGAGCATCCGCGACTCGGTTCACAAGCTGCTGGTCGATCAGATCGACGCGCTTGGCATGATGGGTCTCTACGAGATCACGCAGAGCAGCATCCGTGGGCGCAACGGTAGCGAGTTCTTCTTCGTCGGCCTCAAGAACAACATATCGAACATCAAGTCGTTTGAGGGCGTCGACATCTGTTGGGTCGAGGAAGCGCAGTCGGTGAGCCGGCTGAGCTGGAACGTGCTGATCCCGACCATCCGCAAAGAGGGCTCGGAAATCTGGGTGTCGTTCAACCCCGAGCTCGAGCAGGACGAGACCTACCAGCGGTTTGTCGTCAGCCCGCCGCCTGGCGCGGTGGTGCAGAAGATCAACTGGTCCGACAACCCGTGGTTTCCCGAGACGCTGCGTGCCGAGAAAGACTCGCTGAAAGCCCGCGACCCTGCGGCCTACGCGACCGTCTGGGAGGGCGTGTGCCGGCAAACCGTGGACGGCGCGATCTTTGCCCGCGAGCTCGAGGCCGCAGACATCGAAGGCCGCATCGGGCGCGTGGCGTATGACCCCGCTAAGCCGGTGCATGCGGTGTGGGATCTCGGCTGGAGCGACCAGACGGCGATCTGGTTCGTGCAGTTCATCGGCATGGAAACGCGGCTGATCCGGTACATTGAGGACAGCCAGAAAACGATCACGCACTACCTGGCCGAGCTGCAGAAGTTCGGCTACGTCTACGACACGATGCACCTGCCGCACGACGCGCAGAACAAGACGCTGGCCGCCAACGGGCGCAGCATCGAGGAGATTGTGCGCGCAGCTGGGCATCGCGTGGCGATTCTGCCCAAGGTTCCCGTTACCGACAGCATCAACGCAGCGCGGACGATCTTCCCGAACTGCTGGTTCGACCGCGAGAACGCCGGCGAGGGCTTGCAGTGCTTGCGCCACTACCGCTACGAGGTGGACCCCGACACGGGCCAGTTCAGCCGCAATCCGCTGCACGACCAGTACAGCCACGGCGCCGATGCGTTTCGCTACATCGGCCTCATGATCCGCGACCCGCGCAAAGCGCAGCGCCGCGTGCCGACGCCGCAATTCGTGCGGGCCGACTCGCACGCCTGGATGGGCTGATCCGGCCCGCCGCACCACACACAGGAGCCTGACATGGCCTACCAGACCGCCGACATGTCCGACGACCCGCGCATCGCGGGCGCAATGAAACTGCTGCGCACGGTGGCCGAAGCCGACAGCGCGAACCGCCGCGAGGCGCTTGAGGATCTGAAATTCTCAGCCGGCGACCAGTGGCCGGTGGAGCTCCAGAACTCGCGCAACCTCGAGGCCAGGCCGTGCCTGACGATCAACAAGGTCGATGCCTACGTGCGCCAGGTCTGCAACCAACAGCGCCAGCAGCGCCCGCGCATCAAGGTTCATCCGACGAACACGGCGGCCGACGCGAAGGTGGCCCAGGTGCTTGAGGGCATCACGCGGCACATCGAGGTCAACAGCAACGCCGACGCGGCCTACGACCACGCCTTCGAGTACGCCGTGCGGATGGGCTGGGGTTACTGGCGCATCGTGACGGACTATGTGCGCGAGGACTCGTTTGAGCAGGAAATCTTCATCCAGCCCATCGACAACCCGTTCACCGTCTATTTCGACCCGCACAGCACCGCGCCTGACGGCAGCGACGCCGAGCAGTGCCTGGTGACCAGCGTGATGTCGAAGACCGAGTTCCGCGCGATGTACCCCGACGCGGATGACGGCACCGGATTCCTGGCCCGCAGCACGGGAGATGCGAACGCCGAGTGGATCATGCGCGAGGACATCCGCGTGGCCGAATACTTCCACTTTGAGCGCAAGGCCGATCAGCTGCTGCTGCTGTCCGATGGCACGCGCGTGTTCGCCAGCGAGGCCCCGAGCGAGGAGGTCATGCTGCAGGACGGCGTGTACATTGTCGCGCGCCGGCCGTCGGTCAAGAAGCAGCTCAAGTGGTGCAAGCTCACCGCGCTGCAGGTGCTCGAGGAGCGCGATCTCGACGGGCGTTACATCCCCGTCGTGCCCGTCTACGGCATGCGCCTGACGGTCGAGGACAAGCGCAAGAAGATCGGCTTGGTGCGCTACGCCAAAGACCCGCAGCGGATGTACAACTTCTGGCGCACCAGCATGACCGAATCGGTCGCGCTTGCGCCGAAGGCCAAGTGGTTGCTCGCCGAAGGCCAGGACGAGGGTCATGAAACCGAGTGGGCGCAGGCGAACACGCGCTCGGCCCCGGTGCTGCGCTACAAGCAGACCGACATCGAGGGCCGCCAGGCGCCGCCCCCGACCCGCCTGCAGCCCGAGCCACCACCGCAGGGCGTGCTGGCTGCAGCAGAGACGGTCGCGTTCGACCTGCAGACGGTCATCGGCATCATGGACCCGTCGCAACTGCCCACGGGGAATATCTCAGGGAAGGCGTTGTCCGGTCAGCAGCAGCAGATCGACATGACGAACTTCCATTTCTACGACAACCTGACGCGCAGCATCCGGCACACGGGCAAGATCATTCTGGACCTCGTGCCCTACGTGTACAGCGAGCAGCGCGTGATGCGCATCATCGGCGCCGACGGCCAGCCCGATCTGGTGACCATCAATGAGCGCGTGCAGGACGCGATGGGCGCGTTCAAGGTCGTCAACGATGTCACCGTGGGCGAGTTCGACGTGGTGATGGACACCGGACCGGGCTACCAGAGCAAGCGGATGCAGGCTGTGGAAGCCATGCTGCCGCTGCTGGGCGCGAACGAGCAACTGTTCCAGGCCGCTGGCGATCTGGTGTTCCGCAACATGGACTTCCCCGGCGCCGATGTCATCGCCGACCGCCTGGCTGCCGTGAACCCGCTGGCGCAGATTGACGAGAAATCCGATGTCCCGCCGCAGGTGCAGATGCAACTGGCGCAGTCGAAGGCGATGATTGAGGACATGCAGCAGCAGCTGCAGGCCATGCAGATGGCGATCAAGACCCGGCAGGATGTCGAGGGCATCAAGCAAGAGGGCGCTGACCGCCGCATGCTGATGCAGCTCACCAGCAGGGCGCACAACACCGACACGATCAACGAGGCGCGGGCCAACCAGACTGCGGTGCAAGCCATCGCCGGTCAGAACAAGGCCGAACTGGATGCGATGACCAAGCTGATCCTCGCCGGCGTCGATCTGAGCGCGCTGCGGGCAGAGATTCAGCGCAGAGACATCGAGCTCGCGGCGTCTGCCGTGTATGCCGAGCAGGATGTCGGCGATACCGGCAATCCGTTCATCATTCGCCAGTAAATTGACAGTGAAAGAATCTGTCGTACCATATTGAAATCCCACGGCAGGATATGCCGGAAAACCCTTCGGAATTTCCGATGACAGAAGCAGCCACCGCAGACCGTCCTCAGGCCCAGCATGTCGTGACGAGCGACAATCTGGCCGAATTCCAGCTTCGCCGTATGGGTTTAGCTGAGCCGCCACCCGCCGCCGATCCGACCCCGGAACCGGCAGCCGAGCCGCAGGCCCAGAGTGAACCCGAAGGCGAGCAGACCGAAGCGGGGCAGCAGCCCGAACCCGAGAAGAAACCCAATCCGAAACTGGAACGCAGGTTCAGCGACCTGACCCGTGCGCGCAAGGAAGCCGAGGCGAAAGCCGAAGCCGAGGCCGCTCGCGTCAGGGAGCTCGAGGCCCGCCTCCAGGCTCTGCAGCAGGGACAGACGCCCGCCGCAGAGCCGGCCCAGCCCGCGCAGGTCGCGCAGGCAGACGCCGAGCCGCAGCCGGGTGATTACAGCGACGCTTTCGAGTATGCCAAGGCGCTGGCGAAATGGTCATCCGACCAAGCCGTCAAGCGCGTCAAGGCCGAGGAAGCCGAGCGTAAGGCCAACGAAACGCGCCAGCAGGTCATCACTGCCTGGGCTGACCGTGTGACGAAGGCTAAGGCGGAGATGCCCGACTTCGATGACATGGTGACCTCATCCGAGGTACAAGTCACTGATGCCGTGCGCGACGCCATCCTCGAGTCCGAGGTCGGGCCGAGGATTCTGTACCACCTGGCAGAGAACCCGGAACTGGGCAAGAAACTCGCCAGCATGTCCGTTGCGTCGCAACTGCGCGAGATCGGCAAGCTGGAAGGTCGGTTCGAGGCCGGCAAATCCCCCGAGACGCCTGCGTCAGCACCTGTAGCCGCTGTGCTCAGGCCCCGCGCAGCCGCCCCGATCACCCCCATCAAGGCCGTCGCAGCAGGCGCCGCAGCAGAGGTGGACAGCAGCGGAGAATTCCGAGGCAGTTACCAGCAGTGGAAGCAGATGCGCAGGGCCGGCAAGATCAAGTGAGTCGACGCCACGCAGGCTGAGACTCGCACAACACACCGAAAGGAATCGCCATGAGCAACACCTTGCTCACCATCAGCAAGATCACCAACGAGGCCCTGATGGTCCTCGAGAACGAACTCACCTTCACGGGTGAGGTCGACCGCAACTACGACGACCAGTTCGCCGTCGTCGGCGCCAAGATCGGCGCGACCGTCAACGTTCGCCGTCCGGGCCGCTTCATCGGCACGACCGGGCCGAACCTGAACGTCGAGGACTTCAACGAAACGTCCGTGCCCGTGACGCTGGACACCCAGTTCCACGTTGACACGCAGTTCACCACGCAGGATCTGGCCCTGTCGCTGGACATGTTCAGCGACCGCGTGCTCAAGCCCGCCGTGGCCGCGATCGCCAACAAGATCGACTACGACGGCCTGGGCATGGCCCGCCTCAAGACCGCCAACATCGTGGGCACGGCCGGCACCCCGCCGACCTCGCTGCTGACGTATCTGACGGCGCAGGCGTATCTGGACGCCGAAGGCGCCCCGCGCGACGGCCGGCGTTCGTGCCTGGTCGAGCCGTTCACCTCGGCGACCATCGTGGACAGCCTGAAGGGCCTTTTCAACCCCGCCAAGCAGGTTTCCGACCAGTTCGAGAAGGGCCTGATGGGCGTGGACAGCGCCGGCATGAAGTGGAAGATGGATCAGAACGTCGGGGCGCAGACCTTCGGCGCCTGGACCACGACCGCCTCGACGCTGACCGCCAGCACGACGAGCATCGGCATTTCGTCGGGCTGGGCCTCGTCGTCCACGATCACGATCACGGCC